GTCTCGGGGCGCACACGCAGGCTGGCTGTGGGAGCCGTCGGGGCGGCAGCCGAGGGGGCGGCGCGCTGGGCCACTTGCTCGGCAGGGTCTCGGGTGTCGGTGCCTGTGAGGCTGCGGCCGCCTTCGATCAGCTTGTCTGCTCCGAAGTAACCGGCCGCGCCGCCAGCGAGCCCCAGCAAAGGGGACGCGATAGGCGCTAGCGGGCCGGCGAAAGCCCCAGCAGTGGCGCCCAACTTTGCCCCTAACCCGGCTGCCGCCATGCGGCCACCAGCGCCTGCCACCTGAGTGGCTACGTCGACCCCAGTGGTGCCAGGGTCCGTGGCAACCGATACGACCCCAGGTGCTTCTGCAGCAACCCCGAGAGCAGCGCCGCCGGCACGGGAGGCGAAGCGCCCCGCATTGCCAAACGCCCCGCGAAGACCTGTTTCCGGCTTTGTGGGGCCGAAGTATGCTTTGTTACCTTCGGCGGCATTAAAGGCCCCGCGCAGAGCGTTCCCCGCACGCTGCACCCCCGAGAGAGGTGTGTTGGGAGGAGCGACCGGGGGCGCAGCGTTGCGGAGGGACGGCCCCCCTACGTTGGGGTTCCCGGGCCCAGGATCTCGGGCGAAAAGGCGGGAATCAGCGCTGCCCTGCCAAGGGCGCTCGGTAACGTCGATGCCAGGGATGGCCATGGGTGTTCCTTCGTTGGAACACCTTCACAGCCGTCAGACTCCGGTGGGTTTGCAGGGATTTTACTCGGGGTTGCGCTCGTTGGACCACCAACTCGATCTGCTGTGGTCCACGCCCTTTATCTCGCGCGACTGGGGAGGCGGTGGAGGGCTCCACTCACCGCCAGTACGTCGGCTGTAGACCTCTGCAGCAATCATGCGCCCTGTTTCGTTTAGGACGTTGGCATGAATCAGAGCTTTGATAGCCGCGGGCGGGAGCGCCTCAAGAGCGCTGTAAGCGTCCACTGTCACCCCAGCATCTTTGCGACCGCCGCAAATGATTCCGCCAACTTAGGCACCACCACATACTTCATGGCCAGCACAGCTGCTGCGACGGCCACGACAAACAGGGTGCGCTCTCCAAGGGATGAGGCTGACCACATCTCGCGGAAGCGCCCCAGACCTTTCTCGATAGGGTCGTTGAACTTCTTCATGTCCGTTCTCCTTGCCCCTAGTTTACGCCGCTTCTTGGACGACCAGCGAATTCATGCCGCTCATGGCGGTGCCGGCCAGTTGGGCGTAGATGTTGGCCGATTGGTTTGCCAGATTGGCGATCGTGCCCTGGAAGCTGGTCATGCTGGTGATCTGCCCAAGCTGAGCGCGCAACTTCATGTCGGCGTAGCTGACCTGGACGTCGGCCTTCGTCTTGTAGTAGGTCTGCGCCAGTGTGGCGTAGCTGACCGCCGCCTGGGTCTTGGCCTGGAAGGCGATGATCTTCTGGCGTTCGTTCTCCAGCCGCGTCCGGGCCACCTCCCCTTTGGCGGTCACGACTGCGGAGTACGCGCGCACGGTCGATTCGTACTGGCGCGAGCGCGACTCGTTGGTGAGCGCAGCTGCGCGCACTGCCTCGGTCTGGGCCTGGATCTTCGCCTGCCAGCCACCGACTTCGGCGCTGTACGCCTGCACCTGGGTACCGAAGATCCGTGCCTTGACTTCTTCGCCGCTCAGCGCCGCAGAGTAACCCTGCCATTCGGAGTTCTTCGCCTGCACCCGGGCGGTGTAGGCCTGCACCTGGCTCTGGAACAGCTCCAGCTTGAGCTTCTCCATGCTGGCCTTGGCCACCACCGCGTCGATGCGGCTGCGGTACACGCTGGCGAGGGAGTTCAGGGCCTCCAGACGGGCGCGGTACACGTTGACCCGGGCGACGTCGACCTGGACCATGGCCTGCAGAGCGTCGATCTCGGCCTTATACAGCTCGATACCGGCCATGGCCGCTTTGAGCCGCGTCTCGTAGACCGCAGCTTCGGCCTTCCACCCGTCCAGCTGCGCGCTGTAGGCTTTGAGCGCGGTGTTGTACGTCTCCACCACCAGCCCTACGGTGGTCTTGGCGAAGTCCAGCGCCTGGCCGTTGATCTGGATGAGGTTGCCGTGGTAACTGAGCGCGGCGTTGAGCATCGTCGTGCGCAGGTTCGCTGATGTGGTCACGGCGAACTGCAGGTTTGCCTGTTCGATCTCGGCCTGCTTGATGACGATCTCTGTACTGGCCCGCGCCAGGTTGTCAGCGGCGCCCTGGCGGGCCTGCAGAACGGCCGACATGAGCGCCCCGCCCGGCAGGGTGAAGCCGCGGTCTGCGGCCTCATTCCAAGCCGTGTCGCGCACGCGGCGGTACTCGGCACCCATCTTGTCGCGGCTGCGCTCGTAGATGGCGTTCTCGATGGCCGGGTTGAACCCCGTGCCGCCGTCCAAGTAGCGCTGCAGCTGCGCTTCGATGGCGGTCAGGGCCGGCTGGAAGCGCGGGTTGAACTTCGCCAGCATGGCATCGACCTGCCCTTCCATCGCAGCCACCATCGACGGGTTCGCGTCGCGGTAGGCGCGCTCCATCTGACCAGGCAGGTCGGTAGGAGCCACTGCGGTCAGGACAGGCTGCGCGGTGTCGAAGACCGGCAGCACGATGGTCGGCTTGACAGGCTCGGCCCGGTCGGCGATCACTGGGTCGGCGATCAGCGGATTGATGAGCTGGTCGGGCGGCTCAGGGAAATCGATCTGCGTGTTGATCGCGGGCAGCGAGGCGGTGAATGCCTCGATCGCTGCAGGGGCTACCGGCAGCGTCACGTCAGGCGCTTGTGCGTCCAGAGTGGGCGCCCCGGCGGTGTCGACGCTCCCGATGTCCTGAAACACCGGGGCTGCCCCCGGAGCGGTCGGCAGGTCAAGGTCGGTGTTCCCGAGCTCAGGGACGGCCAGGAGATCCGGCGGTTCCAGGGTCTGGTCGAGCGGGTCAAGCACGACGTTCGGGGACAGATAGCCCACGGCCGACACCAGGGATGCCGCGTTGTCCAGGGCGCCCTGCGCGTCTGCCAGGGACTGGCTCGCGTAGTCTTTGGCTGCTTCGATGTATGCGTCAACGGTTGCCATTAAATCCTCCGTGTGCGTGGGACGACTTCGATGGTCAGGTCGTCCATTTCCAGTTCGCCGTCACCCTCCATCTGGAAGGCGTAGTAGCGTGCATCCAGGCCACGGCCGAACTTCTGGCGGTAGTTCTGCGCCGTCTGGCCGCGCGGCGTGGTGTACGCGTAGCTGTCGTCGGACTTTTCTCCGGTGAACACCGTGAAAGTCGTGGCGGGTCCGAGCCGGCCGCCGACATAAGCGCTTGCCGCGTTCTTCTTCTCGGGCTTGTCAAAGTCTGTCGTGCCAGTGCGCAGCGCCCACTCGATGGGCTCACCGTCATCGGTCGTACCCTCCAGCAGGTACAGGCCATCGGCGGCCATGCCGTAGTAGCTCCCACGCCAGCGCACGATGCGGTCGAACGGGTAGTTCGTGTAGCGGGTGACCTCATTCCCACCGTTCTCCACTTCGCTGCGCAGATTCACCGCGTACGCTTCATAGGTCACGGCCACGACGGCGGAGCCCACGGCGGTGAGCCGCGCGGCAGGCGATGTCATCCAGGCCACAGCCCATGGCGTGGCGGCCAATGCAGGAGAGGTCAGCTCGGCCTGGGCCACGACCTCGACGGTGGCGCTGGCGTCCAGCTCGAATAGCGGCAACGTGAGGAGCGCAGTGCCTGCAGCGCCAGACGTACCTTGTGCCAGCAGCGTGCACGCGCCGACGGTAGCGCTCACCAACGCGCCCGCGTACCCGGCCAGCGCAAATGGCGAAGGTGCGGCGAGCTGCGCCTGGGCCATGACCGAAGCAGTGGCGCTGGCAGTGAACTTCGCAGCGGGGGCGGCCAGTTGCGCCGTGGCCAGCAAAGTCGTTGTGGCGCTCGCGTCGAGCACGGGCGTAGACATCGCCGCCGTCGCACTGCCG